GGCAATCCGGAGAGCCCAAACGCCTGCCCGATGTTATCCTTGATGTTCGACAGTCCGCCCTCGAACGTCTCCGACTGCTTTTTCATCATGTCCGGAAAACGCTCGTTCATGCCATCGATCAACGCTCTAATCGCAACATTAGCGTCGATGCCAAGCTCGCCGATGCGGGAAAGCTCGTCTTTGGTTAGGTCGAGGTTTTTGGCAAGGATATCTTTGACGGGAACACCGAGCTGCGCAAGCTGATTCACATCATTTGACAACAGCTGCCCCGTCGCCCGAATCTGTCCGAAGACAAAAGCGAGATGGTCGAATCCAAGCTGACCACGCCCAAGGCCCGAAGCCGCATTACCGAGCGCCGTGAGCGTCGGGATGATCTCCTCCGCATCGTAGCCGAATGCGAGGAGCTGCTGCGCCGCCGTGCGCACGCCTGGCATTTCAAAGGGCGTCTCTGCTGCGAATTTCTGCAGATCGGAGATCATTCCATCTGCCTGATCCGCAGAGCCGAGCATCGAAGTAAATGCGACGCGCGTCTGCTCGAGCTCTGCATTGTAGTCAATAAATGCAGATTTCCCAATATCAAGTGCCGTTTTCAGGGAGGCAATCGCAGCGGCGGCAACAGCGGCTTTCGAAGCAAGACTTCCGAGGCTTGCCGTCACTCCTTCAACGCCCTCAGCTGCGCCATTCGTATTTACGCGGACGTTGACGACTCTATCACGGATGCCCGCGAGTTTATCCTTGACGCCCTGCACGGCCGTTTGGGCTGCACCTGTATTTGCACGGACGTTGATTGTCTGGTCTTTGATCGAGCCGATCGACGCACGTACCTTTTCGATTGCCGCTGTCGCGTAATCCCGCGCCCGTATAGCAACAGAGATCTCCTTATTTGCCACTGCTTCGATTCGCCTCCTTCAAAAGTAATCCTTCAAGCGCTTGTATTTTGTGCAGCATCGCGAGGTCAAGGGCAATCCCCATGACCTCGGCCACCTGCCGCATTGCGGTGTAGTCCAATCCGACCACACCCGCGAATGATGCGCGCAGCTGTGTTTGCGTATGCCTCCACAGCATCCACGCCTCTCGATTTTCGCCCATCAGCGCCGGCCGCTCGTACTCACATCCGGAACATGGGGGCTCGCGCCCTTCCTGCGCATACACCTCGCGGCAAGATGCACAGTATTCCGGACCGTCCGACAGCTCCCACCGATAGACGGCCTCTAGTTTTTTACTTCGGCCTCCCGACCGTAGGTCAGGGCGTAGGTATCCGTCGCAATCTGGAACGCCTCACTATACGGCATGTCGTCTGTGATCTGATCCCCGTAGACGTTATCGAGGATCCAATCAACCATCCCCGTAGTCGCGGCAGCGCTGTCCTCCTTATCCGCAAAAGCGGGGTCATACCCCGCCTTGCGCAGCTCCCGCATTTCTTTCACCGTGAGGGAGCGGATTGGGATAATATGCTTCTTTTCGTCTGCCATGTGTTACTACCTCCTGCTTAGTATGCTTCCTGCTGATTCTTGAGTGTCGCAGTCACGATGCTCTTGCCGTCTGCCGAGAATGCACGCCATTTCACTTCAACCACGACGCCCGCAGGCCCCGAGATCTGCGCATCGAACGGCTCGAACTGCACTGTCGGCATAGCAAAGACGAGCGATGTATTCTCGTCGAGCTTAAAGCCGATCTCCATTGCAACCGGCGCACCCGTGTCCGCCTTGTCCATCCAGTCAGTCGAGACAAAGAGCGACTTGAGACTGCCCGAGACCTTCATCAAGCCTTCGGGAATGTCGCCACGCAGTCCGCCGCCGCCGACAACGTACTGATCGCCGTCGAGGTTCGCACTGATCTCAAGCGAGCCCTCCTTAACGATGCGGCTCTCCGCGCCGTCAATCTTGACGTAGGCATGGTTCTGCGCGATGCGCAGGAGCTTTGACGCTTTGGCCGCGCTGTCATATGCCGTGCCGTCCTGCTCACGCGAGGCACCCATGACATTGAACTTGAACGTCATTTCGTTGTCTTGTCCGTAGTCGACGGAGAACGTGTTGATCTTGACGCCCTTGTAGCGCACATACTTGTTGAGATCGGGGAACGCCTTCTCCACAATGATAGAGGGCTGCGTGTCCTTGACCGTAAAGACATGCGTCTTGTTCGGCGCGGTGCCCGTCGTTTTAGGATCACCAAAAAGAGCCTTGAACATGTACCCCGAGGACATATAGTCCGCCGGCATTTCAATGTCGCCGTCCACGCTGACGCGGCCGAGTGCCGGCTGCGTATCATTGCGCGTGTTCGTGATTGTGTCCGACTCGATCAGCGTCTGTGCCTTTGACAGATCGTTGCTGTTCATCGGCAGGACGACGCCTTTCTTCGTCCCCGGGGCGACCCCGAACGAGGCTTCGTAATCCATGGTCATCGCGGATTTATAGCCGCGTGCCTGTTGTGTTGCCATATACTACCTCCTGTTATTTTTCCACATAGACAATGACCTCCAGAGAGCAGCGACTGCCGACGAGGGGACGTACGCTGTCCCCGTCGCCCGCCGTCTCGGTGATTCTCAGCTGCAAGAGCTGCACACCGTCTGCTATCCATGTCACTGTCTCTTCATAGCGCCGCAGCGCATCCATGACCGCATTTTCGAGCCGAGCGAGCGCCTCATACCCTGCGGTCAAGTCTTTGTCATCCGACTGCACCCACGTATCGAGACTGATCTGGACGCTCGTGTCCTGCACAAGGTCCGCACTCGCCGGGCGCTCGCGATCGCGCATCAAATAGATAAGCCCCTTCCCCTTCGGGTTGGGGCGTACATTACGCGGATTGTACCCGCCGAGAATCACATCATCAGCGATCTTCGCTGCCCGCAGATGCTCCCGCAGGCTCTCCAGTACCTTTAGCCACAGCACACAATCACCCCCGATAGAGCGCGACGCTGCCATAGCCGCGGCTAACCGCTTCGCCCGTGAGTGCTGCGACCGTCATGGATGCCTCAAGACGTTTCATCTCGTCGCGATAAAAGCTGTATTTCCCCGCATAGCTGTCCTTATCGTCAGTGCCGCCGCTCCCCCACGCCTGTGCTCCGGTGTAGCTCTTACGTATGCAGAGCTCCCGAAACACATAGACCGTGAGGAAACGCCGCACGTAGTAGGTCGGCTGCACCGCCTCCCATGCGACGCCGAGACCTGCGGCCGCAGCGCGCAGATACTCCTCTGCCTCTATGATGAGGTCATCCGTCACCGATGCGCCGAGCAGTTCGTCCTTATCGCGTAATGCGTCTGCTTGTAATAGCATCCTCCACCTCCCGCAGCGCCCGCTCTGTATAGCGGTCAAAAATAGAGACAATCGTCTTTTCATTGGATTCGAGCGCATCATACAAAAACGGATCCGCGGCCCATCCGGGGAAGCGAACGCGCTTTGCGAACAGGAATTTGTTCCCGTCTACCCAGCGCAGCGCCTTCCGACGGTTCGGGAAAATGTCATGCGGCTTGATGCCCTCATGGATGAAAACAGCATAGGGCGCGATATTACCGTCAAGGTATACGCGCCCTTCCATACCGTCGTCATTGATCGTGGTCTGCACCGCATCTTTGAGACGGCCGTTCTGCTGTTTGTAGCGATGCTGCATCTTTGCGGTCGTCGCAACCTCGATCGCACTTGCCTCAACAGCAAGGCGCAGGTTACGTCGGAACGCATCAATGCTGCTCATCACCCTCGGGGCTCGGGTTGTCCTCCGCGCCGCCCTCGTCCGTCTTCTTGCTCTTGCCTTTGCTGATCTTAGGCTCCTTGGGCTCCTTGGCCTTAGGCTCCTCTGCTTCGAGGGGCTCAGGCTCAAAGCCCTGCGCCATCAGCTCTGCTGTCCGCTCCTCCGCTTCGGAGTACTGGACCTCATTCAGTCGTACAAGTCTCGTCATGCTGCTCCTCCTTATGCGCCCGTGTTGACCCAGACGCTCGCGAGCTTGTTGCTCGGGATCCAGATATCGTGGAATTTGCGGTAGTCAATCTTCCATGCGTCCGCCGTCTGGTTCGTGTCCGGCTCGAAAATACGTACCTTGTCCGTCTTGGAGATCGCGATCGGCGCGTTACGCGCCATGATGATCCAGTTGATCGCCTTTGCGCCCGTGTCCGCTTTGAAGCCGCCGCTCTCCTGCCCCGTCGTCTTGCCGTCAGCAAAGACGTACGCTGTCTTCATACGTACCGAAGGGACGGAAAAGATCGGAATCTCGTTGTAGGTGCGCACCTTCGTATTCACCGCACCCGCCTTGAAGTCCGCAACGTCAAGATAGCGCGTCACGTCCTTCGCGCCGTTGAGGATCGTGCGGATGGGCGTCGCCATAACGATAACGAGCGGCTCGTCCTCTCCGACGATGTCCTGAATCTTCGTGATCTCCTCGTCAAGCTTGTCGAGGATGTTGTCCTTTGTCGGCGTGAATGCCGCGGACTCGTGCGACGCGCCCTTTGCGAGTGCCGCAATGCGCGAGTAGCGGTACGCATCAATCTCAGGCGCAACCTGCACGCGCTGGAACTCGCCGACAACCGTGCCCGCTGTCGCGATGAAGTTGCTCTCGTTCACATCCATCGCGTCGAGGTGGAACGTCCTGCCGCGATCCTGCGTCAGCGTGTAATCCTTATACGAGAGCGTCACGGCTCCGCGATTGAATCCGTTGTCGCGATCGTACTTTGCGAGCCCCGACGTGGAGATCATCGGCATGCGCACCGTATCGCCGCCGTTGTACTGCACGTTTGTAGCGTTTGCCTCCATCCAGCTGGACGTGCCGATTGTAAGCATCTGCTTGTCGAGCTCCTGCTGGAAAATCTTTGCCATCTCAAGTGTATTGATTGCCATATGTCTTTACTCCTTTGCTTTAACTTCCGAGTGCGGCGGCGAACTGCTCTGCAATCGTACCGCCTGCACCGTTATCCTGCGACCTGCCGTCACCACTGCCGCGCCGCTGCACGTCCTTGACTGCCCAGGCCTTATCGCTCAGCCACTCCGCAGCCCCGTCGGCAATAGTGCCGTCCGTGCCGTCTGCCTTGGTGTAGCGGTACGAGCCATCATCGGCGACTTTGATTCCCGGGGCGATGAGCTTTGCAAATTCATGCGGGTCAACCGCATTCGCCTTGGTGAGGGCGTCGACCGTCTGCGCCATGATGTCTGCCTGCACACGCTTTTCCTCTGCGGTCTTGCGTGCCGTCTCGGCGGCCTCATACTTTTTAGCAAGATCTGCGATCTGCCCCTGCAGTTTCTGCATCTCGGTCTGTGCACCTGCGCCCTCCTCACGAGCGGCGCCGAGCTGCGTCTCCAGCTCCTTGTGCCTCGTCTCGAGCTCCCCGTGCTGCTTTTTGAGCCCGGTCAGCTCCTCTTCTGCCTTGTTCTTGGCGATGCGTGCATCTGCCGCCTCCTTCCGGACGCCCGCCAGCTCGCTTTTGATGGTCTCTACCATCGCCGCGCCATTTTCCGCAGCCTCCAGTGCCGCGTATACCTCTTTGAGTTCCATGTTGTCTGCCTCCTGTGCAAATAGCCTTGCGGGTCTCAATCCCGCGCATAAAAAATGCCCTGCCGTCAAGCACGGAGGGCATGAAAAAAGCACCTGCAGTTTTGCAAGTGCTTTTTTAGCTTAGGAAAAATAGGGTTCTATATCGAAATCGGATTCGATGTACAGTTCATTTGCAACGTTGTCATTTCGTACGACTATTTCTCCTTGCGGCGAAAAATAGAATTGCCATGCGCTCGAATCAACGTCTTCCAGCAACTCACCTTTTGCCAGATTCGGAATGTGTTGTTCAAGGGCGGCGCATTGTTTAGGGAACAGATCCGGCGCAAACTGATCGCAGATTGTGTACGAGTATTTATATTCCCTACGCATTGCAATCACCCCAATCCGAATTTTTCATTAACACTGCGACGGCTTCGTACCGCACTTTCATAAATTGATCGAACTGCATCCTCTCGTGAAATTCCGGGCCGCTTTTGCATCTTATGTGCAATAAGTGCTTCCCATGTCCACACAGGATCTTCTCTATCAAGCTTTCGCCGAAGCTCCTGATCTGCCATCAAGTCGCGTGCTTGGCGTCGGTACTGGTTGCGCAGTTCAAACGCTTGCCGTGCTCGTTCCTCGATCGGGAGTTCGGTGCTTATCTGAGAGTGGATCCACTCACTTTGATAGATGTACCACTCACGCACCGTTTTATTATCCAGCGCCCCAATATACGCTTGAAGCTCCTCGAATGTCTTTTTCTTTAGTATATCACTTTGTGATTCGTTTGGCGATAGTCTGCTGTCAATTTTTTTGCCGCCGTATCCGCGTGCTTTCTGCGTCCAGCTGACCTTTCCGCCCATCACGTCTTTGACGCCATGCACACCAAGGAGCATCTGCCGATGATGCAGACTGACGCTGTCAAGATATTCTCTGCCGCCCTCCTCGACACGATCGATCGGCTCCTCGTTATTGATCATCCCGCGGATAACGGGCTTGAGAAAGCACATGCAGTGCGGGTGTGCCGGCAAACGCGGCACCTTGTCCTTCGGAAATATCCCCGGCCCCATACCGTAGAGATTCGCCTTGGCGTATAGATCGCAGATGTCATAACGCGGATGCCTCCCCGAGAGTCGCCACTGATAGGCGATGCAGTCGTCGTTGTTATCCCATTTGAGCAAAAATCCGTCTTGGTATGCCCGTGCCATCTCCGTCCGCGCGATGCGATCCGCAAAGTAGCGCGTCCGCTCCTGCGTGGCAGCATATATCGCTTTATTCAGCGCTTTTTCGTTTTGATCCTCCAGCGCATCGACAAGTTGCGAATATGCTGCACGCATGCCAGCGGTTGTGCCCTTTGCAATCTGCCGACGAATGGGCTTTAGCGCGGCCAATATCTCGCCGCGCGAGACACCTGCACGACGAGCAACCCGCGTCAAGTCCTGCAGAAATTTCGGAAGGGACTGTGTCGGGATAATGCCCGCCTCTTGGTATCCATCAAATATCGCAAGGCTCGCCTGCCGATACGTGGCACTCTTTTTGATCTGCTCCGAGATCGTCCGAGCGACCAGTTCCCGCACAAGGATTCCCCCGCGCGTCGTGCGCTCCGAAAGCGTCAGATTATCGGGCGTCCAGGACTGCGTAAACAGGCGATCCGTGATGCCCTGCGGCAGTGCCTCGCCATATCCGCGCTCCGCCTCTGCACGTATTTGATCGATCAACTCGCCAAACAGTATGCGCATGACCGGATATTCGCGATATGCTTGCCGTACCGCGAACGGCACAGCGTAGCCCTCCGCGATCAGCGCACGGATGCGCCGCTCAAATGCGTCTATCTCCACCCGCGTCGCTGTCTGTCTCATCGTCCTCGTCTCCGTAGGTCTGCGTCTGCTCTATAACGGCGGCCGCGGCTTCGAGCTCGCTGATGATCGCGTCATACGTCGCGGGCTCGAGATTCGGCAGGTATGCTTCGAGCACCTTGCGCGCAACCTCCACTTGATATGTTTTGCTGTCAAGCCCAAGATCAAGCGCCGCCTGTGCCTGCGCAAGTCCATCCGCAACATCCGAAATTTTGAAGTCGCGTGGATATTCGCAAATGTAGCCGATCGCTTCGCCCGTCCATGCCTCATACAGGGCGACGATTGCCTTTTCAGCCTCCTCGCACTGGATCGCAAAGTCGACAAGCCGTTGATTCGTCCGCTCGAAGTCCCACTGACGCGCAACGCCGGATTTCGCCGTCTGCACGCCGATGACTGAGTCGATACCGCTCATGCGGTACATCTCCCCGATGAGTCGGTCGATCTGATCGGTCAGCACCTGTGCGGGGGCCGCATCCGGAGATATGTAACTCGGCGGATGCTGACTCTCCGGGGGATAGGTGAGCACGTTGTTCGTGCCGATTGTGATATCCGTCGCGCCGTTGTCTGGCATAACCAAAATACTAAACGTTTGATTCTGCAATATCTGCGTATGCCAACTGCACAGCTGATAGACGTAATAATTGGTCTGCGCCACCGAGAGAAATTCGGGCGGCGGCAACGCCTCCATCGGGTCATTACTGCGCCCAAACCACTGCACGACCGGGAGACGCCCAAGACCGTGCTCCCCCTGCCGGATGATCTGCTTGTTTTCGTCCGCAACGGCCCACGCTGTTTCGGTCCAGGTGTAATACCGCGTCTTGGTCTTATCCTCCGAATCCTTGATAATGCTCTGATACCCAAACTCGACCATGCGGCCGTGGTCGTCAAAGCGCCAATGCGTGACCTCGCTCGGCAGCACGTGCGCAAGATACGGAAGCGCACGCTTATCAAGGCTGTCCTGCACGGTCTCGCCGATCTCCGGCTCGTTGTTGACGATGACGTAGACAACGCCATAGAGCTTTGCCATGACAGCGAGACGGCGAATGTAGTTCTGCAGGTCTGCGCCGGTACGGTCGGAGTCATCCAGAAACACCTTGAATTTTGCAGTGTCCGTATATTCGCGCTTGATCTCGTTGCGAAAAATCGGATCCACAGATGCGTTGACGATCGGTCCCGTGTAGTTGAGGTAGTACGCGAGCTTTTTGCGCTTGGCGTAATTCTCCGAGCTTTCGCGGGCATGCCGGACAAGCGCCCCGCCGTCCTTAAATTGCCCATCGCCATAGTATGCATCACGCAGAAGCTGATAGGTCTCTGCCATTGCGTTGATGTCCAATCGTGTCCCTCCTCAGTAGATATTTGCACGGCGCGCCTTGATGCGCTCACCTGTCGCAAGCTGTTCCGTGCCGTAGCGCACCGCGTCAATCGCGTGGTTGTCCTTGTCCGGATAGGCTGATATAAATTGCCCGTCACGGTTGCGCTCGTACTCGTAGCCAACAAATTCGCGGTACGTGTTCGGCGCGCGGCGCTTATCGATGTAGATGCGTCTGCGCCCCTGCAGCCAGTGGATACCATAATCGACGGAATCGGGCCCCTTGCGTGCCGCCTGCACATTGAGCCCGAGGCTGCGCATCTCCGCGATGCTCTTCGGCTCTGCGGAGTCCGCGGTCAGGTGATGCCCGCAGAGACGCGGCAGAATCTTCCGCGCTGCCTGTGCATTGCTCAGCCGCTGCTCGTAGATCTCGTCGAAAATATATAAATCCTCGTGCTTGGCGTCATAGTGTATCGCGACAAAGGCAAGCGGGTCGACCGCAAAACCGAAGTCAAGACCAAAGTAGCGGCGATCGAACCTTGCCACATCCGCATCGCTCAGCTCCACGCCCTCGACGTTATCAAATACACTGCCGCCCGTGCCCGTGACCTCGCCGAGGTACTCATGACGGTACAGCGTCTCGTTCTTTTCACGCAGGCGCTCTGCCTCCGCGATGAACTGCTCTCCAAGCCACGCAGAAGGCACGTCCCGATAGGTGGAACGGTGCACAACGCGGTCATCGCGATCGAACAGTGCTTCCTCATTGACCCAGTTATTACGGCTTTTTGGAGGATTGTAAGAGTAAAACACCCAGTACCGCTCGCCGCCGCGTAGGAGCGACTGCAAAAGACTGCGAATCTCCTCCATACCAGTGAATTGGTCGAGCTCCTCAATCCACACAATACCGACGTACCCGAATGGCAGCTTGAGTGACTTGACCTTGTTTCGGTCATCGACACCGAGGAAAAGAATTTTCTGCCCGGTGCTCTTGTGCTCAAATGACAAAGGGCTCACCCGTGCCGCAAATGCATCGGATAGCCCCAGCGCGTTGATTGCCCAGTCCACTTGGTTATAGACACTGTTGCGCAGCGTATTCGCGACCTTGCGCAGCACGACCACATGGCAGACCGGATTCTGCAAGAGGCCGAGCAGGATAGAGAGCGACGCAAAGCTCGACTTCGTGGAGCCGCGTCCGCCTGCGAGCCAATAGTGCGTATAGCGGTGCTCCTGCACATCGTAGAACAAATTATCAAAGCTCGGTGCTATCAGCTCCGCAACATTGACAACCCGCTCACTCATCCGCATCACCTCTCTCGAATACAAACGTGATCGGCGACGCTCTCTCCGTCCGATCCTTGTCAAGGGCTTTCTCTTTCAACTTGACTTCGCGCTCGTGGAGACGGATGTCAGCGCTCTCGCCGATGGTGTCCAGTAGGATCTTCATCATTTTGGGATCTCCTGCGCAGGCGCTCCGGACGATGCTGCCAAGCACCGCATCGCCGATCGTAAGGCCGTCGTCCCGGATGCGCGCTGCGCGCATGATGCCGTTCTTGAGATCTGGATGGAGGTCTTTCAGCGAGAGCGAAATCGCCTCCTTGAGCGCCGTGCGCAGCGCTTTCTTGCGACGGCGGGACTCACCGCTCTTGACTCCGCCTTTTCTCCCGTTTTCCCTAGCTTCTTCTTTGCTTCTCTGCGATGCCGGGATTAAATTATTTCGTCCATCCGCCATCTACACGCTCACCACCTGCCTTTAATTCTTACGATTTTCTTACGATTTTCTTACGATTTTTACGATTAAATCCCGCAACGGCGCGGATCATCACCATTTTTCGCACGATTTTCTTACGATTTTTCGCACGCATACAAAAAGGGCGCCACTCCTGCAGCACCCTCGATTATCAGCTTATACTATATCACAGGTTGATGTGTCTTTTTGTATCCAGTGACCTAAAACTTCTTGAAAAACAATCAGCGCATACTTGTGAAGCTTATGAACGTGGTGATAATCGTAAAACATCTCCACTGCCATCTGCTCCCATGATTGCCCCTGCAAATATCGCCGCGTCAGCACCTCCCGATACCGCCCGTCGGCAATCCGATCGATCAGCACCTTTGCTTCCTTGCGCAGAGCAATCAACTTATCCCACTGCGCATTCAGACGCTCCATGTAACCCTCAACCGCCGCGATCGCATCCGAGAGGTCGCCAATCTTGCCCCCGGTGACTTTGTCAGCGTCGTACTGGATCGCCTTCAGGTGCAATATATCGGCTTTTGCCTGTTCGTACTCTTGCTCAAGAAGTTTCAGCTCCCGCTCTGCATCTCGGACACGCCAGAGATATTCCTTTGCTGTCATTCGCTCCCTCCTCCGAGACAATCGGGATTCTCGTAGATATTCCCGACTACTTCGAGCTCCAGTTGGTAAAACTCTCCGATGGGCGTCATTACATTGTCATACTCAACGCAATATGAAGTACTGTCCTCGTTAAATAAAACAACGCCTCGATCCTCCTCATAGCCACCGATCTCAAGGATATCTCCCTCGTAGATCTCAACACCGGATTTATCGTCTACACCAACATACTGCATTAGCTGCACGTCGTCCAAAAAGAACCCTTTAATCGGGTTGTATTGCACCGTCACTCTCTCACGTCCATGAAAGTTTATAGCCTCTACTGGATACATGGCTTTTGACGCAGTGTCCCACGCCCTAAATTTTATCTCTCGCATTTTACATCAACTCTCTTCCTCATCATATCCAGTACCACTTTACTGGTCTCATCTTCCTCACGCTCCATTGTCCGAGCCATCATGCAGCGCATACTCGCGTTGATGATATGGCTATCACTCCGATCACCTGCGAGCCACATCGAAAGATGCCGCAGAGCCCGTGCTGCGTGTTCCTTTGCTGGGATATCCCGCCACGTTTCGCCCGGATGCTTTTCCGCGCCCGCCGTCAAGCCCTCGGCGATCTCATCCAACCACTCGAAATCAATGTAGCGGTACTCATTCGTTTCCGCACTCTGCGGATATTTCTGATCTATCATTTTCGCGGCCTCCCTAATTACTCTGCTTTGCTCGGAATAACATCCGCGAAGCGCTCCTTTTCCCCCTCGAGATGGGACAGCGGCGAAAGAAGGCCGCCTGCGGGCGTCGCCGTAATCGCATCCGCATCCACATCCATACGCAGCGGAGCGTACTTTCGCCTTGGGGGATAGAACCGTACAGGGGCTTTGCGCTGGCGGAAGTAATCCATGATATCAAAGAGACGCCGCCCATTGAAAGCTGCATAAAAGCCCTGCTCCTCGGTAAGATTCTCCGTTTTACCCGAAAGGCTGTACTCTATACGCAGATCATTGTCACGCGCATACATCCTAAGCCCATCCGCGTGCCACACAAGCAACAGCCCCGCAATCAACCGTTTCGGAGTATGCGCGTTCACCGCCTTCAGCACCGCGAGGAACTCCGCGAGTTTGTCGACGCCGACGGTCGCATACGGTTCATCGCCGCGCATTGGCGGCAGGAGCTTACCGTAGTCCGGAAGCACTGCTCCTTCGACCATGACACTGTGCACCGTGTCAAAAACACCCTCACGACCGGATGCATCCTCCACCCAGATACAGCTGTGATTATCCGAAGCATACGCACGCCCCGCACTGTAGTGAATCGCGCGGATCGACGTGCCCTCCGTGTTCAAAAACTTCTTGACATTTTTCATAAAAATCAACATTTCGTAGTCCTCCTTATCGCGCCTTGTAGCGCTCTATCCTTGCTTTGACCGCATCCAGCATACTCTCCTGTCCTGCAGCCTTGCCCTCCAGTGCCCGCATCACGTCCTCGTCGATCGTCCCCTTGGCGACAAGATGATGCAGCATCACAGGCTCCGTCTGTCCCGGACGATGCAGGCGCTTATTGGTCTGCTGATACGCCTCGAGGCTCCACGTCAGTCCGTACCAGACGACGATGTGCCCGCCATGCTGTAGATTCAGCCCGTGCCCCGCGCTCTGCGGATACACCAAAAGGAGCGGTATGCGTCCGGCGTTCCAGTCGCGAATATCCTCCGCCGTTTTGAGTTCCCGCGCCTCGGGGTATCTCTGCCGCAGCGCGTCAAGGTCATGTCGGTAGCTGTAGATTACCATGACGCTCTTGCCCTCGTTGCAGCTGATAATCTCGTCCAGCGCCTCAAGCTTCGCCCCGTGGATCTGCACAACTTCTTTTTCTGCGTCATAGACGGCCCCGTTGGCCATCTGCAGCAGCTTGTTTGTCAGCGCGGCGGCAGATACGGCAGTGATGTCCGTGTCTCCGATGCTCAGCACAAGCTCTTTCTCCATCTCGCGGTATCGCTCCAACGCTTCATCCGGCAGCTGCACCTTAACAATGTTCTGCATCAGCGGCGGCAAGGTCAGATAGTCCTCGCTTTTCATACTGACGCAGATGTCACCGATTTTGCGAAATATCTCTTTGTCGGCACCGGGGCGCAGGTCATAGCTGTACACGACATATCCGCTCTGCTGTCCCGGGCGGAAATACCGCTCGCGATACTCCGTCAGTGTCCTGCCGAGGCGCTCGCCGCGATCGAGGAGATACAGCTGACTCCATAGATCCATCAGACCATTGGGGGCGGGCGTCCCCGTGAGAAGCACAACGCGTTGTATCAGCGGACGCACCTTCCGCAGCGCCTTGAAACGCTGCGATGCAGGGTTTTTGAAACTGCTCGACTCGTCGATCACGACCATGTCAAACGGCCACTTGTCACGGTAGTAACCGACCAGCCACTTAACCACATCACGATTGATGATGTAGATGTCAGCGTCTGCCCGTAGTGCCGCCTCCCGCGTCGCCATATCACCGACAGCAATGGAGATACGCAGGTTTTGCGTATGCGCCCAGGTCTCGCACTCGTCGCGCCAGGTACTTAAGGCCACACGCAGCGGGGCGATCACAAGCACTTTGCGCACGGCAAAGCGGTCATACATCAGCTCGTCGATCGCTGTCAGCGTTGAGACCGTCTTTCCCATGCCCATATCCAGCAAGAGAGCGACGGCAGGCGTATCGATAATTCGCTGGATTGCATATTGTTGATACGGACGCGGCGTAAATTCCTTAGCCATTCAGGAAGTACTCACAAAAAAACTGGATGTCGGCGTCCGTGCGAATCACGCAGACCGGGAACCCCTTTGCGCGGATCTCTCGGCAGGCGATCTCCTGCGACTTCCGCAGATGCCCGCCCGGGCGCTTGATCTCCGCGAAGACTGCGCGCCCTCCAGGAAGAAGCACGATGCGATCGGGCACGCCGATGCGCCCCGGAGAAACGAATTTCATGGCGAGCCCGCCGGCTTCTTTGACCGCCTTCACGAAATTTCGCTCAACCTGTTTTTCCGTTATTGTTTTGTCGGGCCGGAACAGCCCCGAAAAAATATTTTTCATTTTTCCTCCTCCGTCTCTTGACAAGGCAGACCGTTTTGTGTTACGCGCGTGCGCACCCGCGCAGGCGGGCGCGACACATTTACGGATTTAAGAAAATTAAACATTATGTTCGTATTTCTATCCTTAATTCAGAATATCTCTATACAAACAAAGTTGCAAAGTTGCAGATAGGCTAACTCCTTGTTTCTCTAAGGTTTAGCCCGCAACTTTCTAAAGTTGCACAAAGTTGCAAAGTTGCAACTCCTCTAATCTCGTTCTCACGACTGCAACTTTCTACCATCCGTGCAACTTTCTAAAGTTGCAGCGGATTCTTCCGAACAAAGCCTTTTTGAGCCCCGTAATGTGGAAATCGGATGCCTCCACTTGGCTGATCCCAGCCTTTCATCTTGCGCAAAATGTCATTGATTTCTATTGATTGCGTTCGCGTCAGTTTTTTGGGATCGCCGTTTAGGAGCTCGACCCAGACCTCTAAGGCACAGACGCGGTCACGCAGCACCGTCCCCTCGGGCATATCCAGCCCATCGCCGTGGATGTAGTCGCGGCGCTCTCCGAGATCCAACTTTGCCCAGCCCTCCGGCAGCGGGCGATCCACGAAGTCGTAGATCAGCCCTGCCAAGGGGCTCTCATCCGTGTGTGCCTCCTGCAGCTCCCTTGCGATCGCTTCCATACGACCGTCCAGATGCAGAGGCTCGCCGCCCTTGAAGGCGTCGACGGCCTCCGCCCATATTTGCCCCACAACGTCATCCGTCAGATGCTCAAAGTGGGACATACGCTGCTTCTCCTTATCCACCTGCATTGGCCACCAACGGCGGCCGCCCGTCTGATCACGGATAAAGTCCGCGATATTCGTGGTCGCGATGAAGATGCACTGACGCGGATACCGCTCCGTGCGGCGTCCGTAAGCGGCACGGAAGGAGTCCTCCTGCTTGGAGATGAACTGCTTGACCAGTTCGAAATCAGCCTTACGGATCGCGGCCAGCTCGCCGAGCTCGATCAGCCAGAAGCCCTGTATGTGCTCCATCGCATCCTTGCCCTGCACGGTCACGAGGCTCTCAGAGTGCCAGCCATGCGCGAGTTTGCGTACAAGGGAGGTCTTGCCCTGCCCCTGCTTGCCGATCAGCGTCAGAACCGTATCGAACTTGATGCCAGGCTCGAGCGCACGGCCGACGGCCGCCGCGAGTGTCTTGCGTGTGATCGCACGGTTGAACTCCGTGTCCTCCGCCCCGAGGTAGTCAATAAAGACTGTATCAAGGCGCGAGATGCCGTCCCATGTTAGTCCCAGCAGGTAATCTTTGACCGGATTGAATGCATGGCGCGTCGTGACCTCACTCAGCGCATCCTCTATCGTACTTTTGCCGCGGATGCCGTAAATCTCCTCGAGGTAATTCCGGAGCGAGGAGTCGTCGCTGTCCATCCAAACGGTTGACCGCTCGCGCGGCCGCCACGGCAGATCGCGCAGCACGACGATACGGTGCGCGAAGTCATCGATCGCGGCCGTGCCCCGGAGCGCGGGGTCATGCTCTAAGATCAGCTTGACATTTTTCGCGGTACTCTCGTAACCGCCCATAACGGTTACGTCCATCTCTTTGAGCCAGCTGTTATCTTCCTCGTCCCCCTCGACGGGCTCGAAGTCCTGCCGCACCTCCGCAAGGCGCTCCTCGCCGATCGTTACCCTAACGCGATCATCGGATGCTGCGAGCTCCTGCATCGCCTTATAGCTTGGCAGTCGCCCCGGCGGTGTCTTCGGCGATGCGTCCTCATCACGGGCGCGGAACTTATGGATACGGACAAGATCAAATGCGTTGACCAGCTGCCCACAGCACGGATCCGTGCTGTGGTGGCTGAAAAGGAACTTGCCGTCATCGTAGACCACGGCCCCCGCGGCAGACGTCCCCGCCGTATAGGTGTAGCGGTCATCTGCGGCGCACTGCTCATAGACACCGGGCAGGAATGTATCCATCGCCTCAGTGACACTGTACGTACGGCAGAACGCACCGACAATTCCCTTTTTCGTTGTCGGGTCCTCCTGCTTCTCCGCAGCATGGCGAATCTCCGCATGCACGCGTGAGCTCTCCGGCCACTGTGATTGATCGCGCCAATCCTCATAACGGGCAAGCACTTCGTCGGCGTTGAGAAAAGCATCATCGTTGTACGCGAAAACATAATCCCCATCGACGGGCGTCGACGGCCAGAACATCAGCCGATGCGGCTGATAGGTCGTGTCGTCGAACTGCTCGATGTCAATATCCGCCGCGACGCGCCGCGCGATTGCCTGGTACTCATCCGGCGATACGGGACGGCTGAGCGGCAGAACAAGACGCAGACGCGGTTTTTCCGGTGTGTGCTTGTGTGTACTATAGATCGCGGCCGCCGGGCTATCGAGAGTGAACATCACAAGGTCCCAAAAGTCCGGCTGTGCAAAGTCCGCATCGAGCGTCAACAGTTGCCGGCTTGCGACGGACTCCGCTGTGCGTCGGCCGCCCTTGAGAATCCCGCCAACGAAGCCGCCCACATCCTTGATGCGGCTCTGCTCGGTCTTGGGGAGCTTCTTGTATTCGGCGATAGTCTCGTTCGTCCGCTGCGTCTCGCTGAGACGGCGGACGAAGTCCGACCACGCTATTTCTTGGTTCTTCCATTTTTTGTCCATCCTGGAGCGCCCTATGGCAATCGTAAGGCGCGCGTCGTGCGAAAACGCCGGGATGGTGTCTGTCTTGTTACTCATGAGGATCCACCCATGCTGATCCCTCCTATGCAGTCATTGCGGCTGCTGTCTCTGTTACTTGCGGTCGTGCGTCTATATCCTCACAGCGGCTGTACGTGATGCCGACCTGATCCGCCCACGCGATGATCTCGGCATTGACCTCCGGCCTTTTGCTGACGGGCTGGTTGCAGTCGAGCTTTGCCTGCTTGATCCTGCCGTCCGCGACCTCGATGCATGCAACGAGCTTGCCCCGATCATCCGACATGAGGACGATATTCGTCTCCCCCTTGCGGACGCTCTGTGCGTACGTCCCGACGCAGTTGTGCAGGGTCTTCCCGGCGTCGTAAAGCACTCGGGAGCACTCCGGCAGGAAGAACTGTATGCGATCCTGCTGCATCGCAAGCCTGCGACGTATTGGCGCGGTCTCATTATCAAAGGTGTAGTCCGGATGCTTTTCTTTGTTACGGAGCGCAACGAGCGTATCGTGCAGATCGCGAATCTTCGGCGGATGCTGCCGGAGCTCGGTGTAAGACGTCTCGCCTAAAAGGCCAAGCATCCGCAGCGTATCCCTCACAACATAATCAGACGATCGGCGCAGGAATCGAAGAATCTCCGTGTCCGTGTAAAACTCCTTGAGCCATGTCAGGGTATCATCAAGTGGGTATCTGCGCTGTCCCCCACCGTCATGATCTCCGAATAGCGGAAACGCCTGCATCGCAAGGTCGGAGCGGCCAAAGAGCTGATGCAGGAACACCAGCTTGCGCAGGCAGAATGTATCCTCTGTGAGTGCGCGGCGCACCGAGCGCGTGTCTGGAAGATTGGCGGCGACGATCAGCCCTGTAACGGTATCTTTTGCCTGGCGGACGATGTTGATGTCAAAATCCGTGGGGAATCGGTTGAGCCACGGGACACACGGCACGGAGCCGGTATTGAGCTGACGAAGGATTGCAGGAAGGTTTGCTGCATCTTTGAACACCATCCGATAGGCAATGTTGCCAATCGGGAGGAGCAGCCAGCCGGCAAAAGTCCCGGCCGGGCAAAAGAACGAGGATACCTTGTGCCCGATACGCTTTTCAAGTTTTTCGCGGACAGCCTCTCGGAGCGTCCGCAGGAGGCTCAATATTTCGGACTTGTGCTTTGCGATGCTGTAATGCGAAAAGAGATACCGGAGCACCGATTCTTGTCCGAGTTCGACGAGCTCCTTTGGGTCACAGAGTTCCCGCTGTAGGTGGGACTCCCCGATGCTCTGTTTCCACGTCGTTTTTCTCCGCTGCGTGTCGAAACGAAACTCCTCTTTATACGAGACTTCCCGCCAATACGACACTGATCCACGCGGAGCAGGAGACAGTCCCTTGCCACATACGAGCAGCTTGACGAAATCCTTGAACTCGTAGAGATACAGGTGCATTGTGACTGGGGCGACCTTGTCGAAACGCGCCCAGATGTTGTCATCGTTGCTGATCCCATAGCATATGAGTGTCTTGCAGTGTGGGCAGTTGATAAATACGGGTGCACACATGCCGCCGCGCGGTGCAGGAATCCTGAAATCATGTCGGCAGTGCATACAGCGAAAAATCAGCTCGTCGGGAGTGTAGTCCTCAGATGTTGCGGCGTATGACGCGAACATCTTGGGGATTATAACTTGTGCAATCTGCATACGTGCCTCCCGTCAGTCGAGGAAGCTGAGATCGTCGTCGTCAGCCTCGGCAGTCTCCGACGCAGGAGCATCTGCAGGCGGAGTCTCCACTACGGGCTCAGCCTTCTTTGCACGGGGCTTCCTTTTTGCGGGTTTCTTCTCCTCCGCTGTGGGCTCCGCTTTCTTTTCTTCCTTGGGCGGCGTCAGTGCTGTCTCAAGTGCGATCGCAGTGCTGCACGCACGCCGCATATCGGAAGCGTATGCGCGCAGGTGATCTACGTCTTCGGCAGATGCGGTGCCTGTCTTGCCCTCTGCGTCCGAGCGTGCAATCAGATCGTCCAGCTCTTTCAATACCCTAAGCTGCTGCTCCATCTGTGATTTAATCATTTGTAAGTCCTCCTAGTCTTTCTTATAGTAGTCTGTAACGTATCCGTCGGCGGTCAGGATCAGCCCCGGCGCCCAGTCAATCGGTCGACCCATAATCCGGCACACATTGTCCAGATCGCATGCATCGGCGGGGCACTCGATCACGACCTCATCGTGGATGTGCATAACAATTTGATACCCTTCCGCCTCGAGGCGTGTCATTGCAGCGGCGAGACAGTCCCGCGCGATTGCCTGGACGATGTTCTCGACGAGTTTGCCGCCGTAGGTGCGCAGACGCGTCCACTTGCCCGATGTCTGCTCTGACCCTTCATAGGTCAGCCCTTCGCGGTTAAATTCGGGTTCGACCTCGATCTTCGGCCGCACATAGGCAAGTCTGCGTCCCGACGGGAGCCGAAGAAACAGAATGCCTTTACGGTACGAAAATGCGACACCGTGGTGCAGGGGCACCGCTCGACTCTCACGGACTGCCTCGATGGCAGCCGTATCTACGTCATACCAAAGCTGTTTGATGCGCGGACTTGCCTTGCGCCAGCTATTGACAATCTCCTGCAGCTCCTCGTCGCTGAGTCCGAGCTTATCCGCGCCCATTGCTTTGAGTGCTCCAATACTGCCTTGATACCCAAGGGCGAGCTCTGCGATCTTCCCTTTCTGCCGCAGATGCCCGTTGATTCCGTGTTTCTCGACAGGGACACCGAACATCTTGGATGCTGAGGCGCAGTAGATGTCCCCGCCGTCCGCGAAAACGCCCATACGCCACTTTTCTCCGGCAAGCCATGCAATTACACGCGCCTCGATCGCCGAGAAGTCGGCGACCATAAAACGACAGCCCTCACGCGGGACAAATGCGGTACGAATGAGCTGCGAGAGCACATCGAGCGGATGCGCGTAGATCATCTCGATCGCATATGTGTTTCCACTGCGCAGGAGCTCCCGAGCATCGTCAAGCTCACCCATAGAGTTGCGCGGCAGATTTTGCACCTGCACGAGCCGCCCTGCCCACCGCCCCGTACGGTTCGCCCCATAAAACTGGAGCAGACCGTGTACGCGGCCATCGTCGCAACGCGCCCGCTGCATCGCCTCATATTTTTTGACAGAGGTCTTGGACATGAGCTGTTTGAGTTGCAGCATCTCTTTGACCTTGGGTTTCTGCACTTGCGTCATGAGCTCCGGCAGATTATCCTTCGTGATCGATGTTGGAAAAAATCCCTCCTCTTGCTCGATCCAGCGTTTGAGCTGTTCGCCGCTCGCGGGATTCGGCAGGCCTGTGAGTCCTTTGGCGTGCGCGATGACGCGTCCTTTGAAATCTGCATCAAACGCAATCGCCTTAGACACGAGCTGCGCATCGATGCTGACGCCTCGATCGTTGATGCACTGATCGACCTCCCACAGCAGCTGCTCCTCCACCCGTACCGGGAAATTGGAGATACGTCGGCGGATCTCTCGCTCGGCCACAACGTCGCGCACGCAGTACTCCTTGAACAGCGCCCATTTCTCCGGCGCGTGCTCCGGCAGATTCCTTTCGCGGCCGCCGTTGATCTTCGTGGGTTTGCACGGCTTGCAGAAATACGTGATCAACTGTTTTCCGACGCTCATTTTCGCTTTGTCATCTGCGAGGCGCAGCGCCTTTGACGCCATGTCGAGGCTTCCGGGAAGTCCGAGTGTCAGAGCATGCACCATCGTGCATGACCAGCCCGCAGGATCCAAAAACTGAAACGGCGCAGTTGGATCCATGCGATGAAGAAAATGACTGAGCACGGTGCGTTCGAACTGCGCGTTATAAGCGCATTTCGTTACCATATTGTCGGTAAGGGCAAAGAGAACATCATCCGGAAGCTCCTCGCCCCCCGTAAGGTCAACGATCTGCACGGGCTCGTCCCCCCACGCGTAGGCAAACAGCAGGACTTCGGCGTTCTCGGCGTACTTGTAGCCGCCGACCTTTTTGATGTCGAGATCTGAATAGGTCTCGATGTCGATTGATAGAATCATAGGCTCTCCTCGATAGCAAAGCCCGCACGGAGTAACCATGCGGGCCCCGCCCTATCTATGATCAGCTGAGGAAATCATCGTCATCATCGCCGCCGAGATCTTCAAAGTCCTCCGTGGCCGATCGCTCACCGGTCAGATGGTCGCCATCGCGTACCTTCTGGATGTTTCCGAGACCGCACCCGATGCCGACGTTGCCCTGCGTATTGAATGCAAAGAATGTGACGCTGACGTTGGCATAGCATCCGGAGTATACCTCCGAGCGATCCAGAACGGGTTCAACACGCCGATCGACAATCTTGGGCGGATGATCGGCGCTTGCGTTGGCGTTGAGGAAATAGCATCCGGTGTACGCATCATCATCCGGACGATCCTCGTCACCGTCACGCAGCGGAAGCTTGAGGTTCTTTGGCACAACGCCATTCTTGTTGGCCAGCTTTGCCTTCCCCTCAGTCTTTGCTTCCTCAATTGCCTTGTTGATTGCCTTGATGGTCTTGGTATCGTCTTTGCTGATAAGGAGCGATGCGCTGTATCGTGCCTTCCCGTCGGGGTCGCCCATTGGGGGCTTCGGCTCCCAGATATTTGCATACGAGAGACGGACATTCTTAATAACAATTCTGCTCATTGATCTTCTTCCTCCATAACATCAAATTCAGACTGTACCGGATCATATTCCGGTCTCTTATCATCCTCCGGAACAAGCGTCGGCTTGCCCGGCGGCTTTTCGATGACGCTCCCAAGGAGCTCACCGAATTTCTTCTTTGTAACCAGCTTTTCAAGGGCCGTGATGGTCTGCATCTCCAAGGGCTTGTATATCACATCATCAGCGTAACCCGCCCCGCGCAGGAGCTTGACGGCTTTCGCCTCGTTAGTGATCTTGCGGTTGCTGCGCCCCGCGACGACCTTAAAGCCGGGCCATCGATGCCCCTTGAGGGCCTCCTCGAGAGCAAATGCCTTGATCTTCTCGGCGTACCGTACGAGGCCATCAACGCGCTCCAGCACAAACGACACCTCATCATCTGTGAGGAGATCGGCATCGCGGAACTCGAGTTTTGCGATCTCCATGTTGTACTCCGACAGAGCCTTGCACTGTGCGGCTGCACGACAGAACCTGCAGTGATCGCCCGCCTTGAAATCGCCTTTGCCCGCATAGGCGAGCTCCGCGATCGGCTTGATGCGCTCGCCCCACGCAAGGAGTTCATCCACAGACATGAGCTGCGTTGAGAGACCGCCGTTACGTGGTTGGAAGATGGACATGCGGACGTGGTCAAAATCGTAGATGTAGCCGTACTGCTCGATCGCGCCGAGCGCATAGAGCTGCATCTGTGTGTTGCCCTCAGCGGAGACTGGGACACCCTTGCCGTATTTGAGATCGACGATCTCGAGAACGCCGTCGCCAATGATGACCATGTCTCCCGTACCGAATCCGTTCCGCACCCAGCGGCTAAAATCTAATCGCTCTTCGACAAGTGCGACGCCCTGCGCTTCGTTGATCTTCTCGATACAGAGATCAACGTACTCACTGACGTACGCCCCCATCTCGGGGGAGTAGAGCGCGTCATGCCGGATGCTGTCAATACGGAGTGCCATGCCGTTCTCGGATATCTCCCCGAGCCAGTGCCGGATTCGCGCCTCTGCGAGTGCGTGGGCGAGCGTCCCCTCCTGCGCAGCTTCGCCCGCCTTGTCCGGGAACTTCCGTTCAAGGCGGGCAGACGGCGGGCAAGACAGCCAACGCTTACTCCCCGATGCGCTTAGAACTGCGTGAGCCATCAGAGCGCCTTCGCGACAGTGCGGAACGCCTCAATCTTATCGTCCGGGAGCTCGCTGAGCTTCTCGACGTCGTAATCCGCGAGGAGCGCCTTGAGGGCTTTAGTCTTGCCGTCGCGAGCGATTGCCGCGCATTCCGCTTTCAGCGTGTCGCGGAGCTTTGTGTAATCGATCGCGGCTTCGCCGGAATCTGTGACCCCAGGAGTTTCCTCTGCAGACGGCTCGGGCTCAATGAGTTCTGGCTGCGGAGTAGGCGCAGGCTCGGCCTTGGGCTTTGCTTTGGCCTTCGGCACGGTGTTGTTGTTGTTGTTGTTGTTGTTGTTATGCGGAGCATCCGTCTGCGCGGCTTCCGCGCAGGTCTGGATCAGTTCGGTAAGTGCCTTGGACGCTTGCGCGGCCTCCTGATCTGTAAGATTAATGGTAATTGTCATGTTGATAGTCCTCCTTGTTTTGTGTTATACTGTGTTTGTAAGTCTTTCTTGTCGCTCGGAGCGGTTGCCGCCGCTTCGGGCTTTTTCTTTTGCCTCACGGCTCTCCCTCCTCATTCTTGACCCAGTAGGTCAAGACGAGCTGGTCACCGGGGCAAATAAGCCCCTTTCTGTCTACAAGCCAGGGATTATTCTCGTATATCCCCTCCTTGTACTCGAGGATATACCGGCGCGTGCCGGTGTTTTTGGAGCAATACGTCTCGGCGATGTCCCAGAGGGTATCACCGGGCTTGACGATGTACGTTTCCTCGACAAGGACGGCGGTCTTGCCGTCGTCCCAGGGATTACACGCCCGTGCGAGCAGGATCGCTGCACCCGCGATGCAGCATCCAACGATAACTTTTTGCGCGGTCATGCGACTGCCTCCTTTCTCTCGTCCCCCGTCGTCGCGGGATGTATCTCGACGACGACGTCCTTATGTCCAGATACGTCGAGGAGCACCGCCCAGATGTGCCGTGCCTGTGCCTCGGTCATTTTGATCACCCCCTCTCTGTGCGGTTGTTCGGATCACCGAACTTCCGGGGTAAAAAAATACTCGTCAAGTTGAGATAAGCTCTGATTCAAGAGCTTCATCGAGTCCAGCATTTCCTGTTGCGTAAACTCTGAGCAGTTGTTGAGCTTTTGACTAAGAGTGGATTTCGACACGCCGAGAGCCTCAGCGAACCGGTCCTGTGTCCCAAATACCTCTCTGATTTTCCCTCTCAACTTATCATAAGAAAAACTCACCATTTCACCTCGCCTCCAAAATTCGGTTTTCTTAACCACACATAGGATATCATCTTTGCTGGTTCCACGCAAGAACTTTTTTAAAGTTTCCCGAACTTTTTTTCTAAAATCGTTATTTTTAGTTGTGTTTTCCGAATTTCTACTATATAATTACCCCAAGGAGGTTTTTATATGGGCACGTTTTCAGATCGTCTGCGCACCTCGATGGATGCGGCAAATATGAAAGCTGTTGAGCTTCATGAGCTGACGGGCATAAGCAAGGCATCAATCAGCGAATATCTATCGGGAAGCTATGAACCAAAACAGCGGAACATATTCAAAATTGCACAGGCGCTAAATGTATCCCCCAGCTATTTAATGGGGGTTAGCGACACGCCGAGAGCCCGCACCCACACCTCCGATGAACTCCCCGCGATCACACGGCGCGACGAGCGGCAGATCGCAAAAGACCTTGAAGATATGCTACACTCTCTTAAAGGCTCCGCCGCGATGGGTGAGCTGGAGGATGAGGAGGACATGGAGCTCTTAAAGGCTTCCCTCCTCCAAGCAATGACGCTCTCGAAGCGTATTGCGAAGAAAAAATTCACGCCAAAGAAATATAGAAAGTAAGTTTTCGTGAGCAGAGGGAATGATATGAGTATAAGGGAAATCGTCTCAGCTCTCGTCGAGAAGTACGACACTCGGAATCCATTCGAGATCGCCGCATGCCGTAGTATCAAAATTATTCGCAGCGAACTAAAATCCATCCTGGGGTATTATACAAAGTATCACAGAGTACAAAGCATCATTTTAAGTACTGGCCTGCCGGAGCATCTTGAAAATTTCGTCTGTGCGCATGAGCTTGGCCACGCGATATGCCACCCCGATATTAACGTTCAGTGGCTTTGCGAGGGGACCTTTTACGCGAAGGGTAAATTCGAGCGCCAAGCAAATACCTTTGCCGTTGAACTCCTCCTGCCGGATAACTTGCTTCGCGAGCATCCCGAGCAGACGGTATATCAGATCGCACGATCCGTCGGTGTGCCGGAGGAGTTTGTGGATCTAAAAGATCCATAGCGCTTTATAGCTTTCTTAAGTATTTTACTATGTGCGTATGGAGGCGTTATTATGAAAAACATTTTATCTTTTATGCTCGCGCTGATTATTCTCGTTACTTCAAGCAATACGTCATTCGCTATGTCATCTCTTACTATAGAGAACGCAAGCCCACTTACGATTAGATCGTACCTCATTGAATATATGTCTAACCTGGGAGAAAATATTAACATTGAAAATCTAACAGAAAACAGCGTCACATTTGATTTTACTAGGACTAAGTTTCGCGGTTTAGCCGCTATATTCGTGAAGGATGTAGAAAATAAAGTAACATTTACTTTTACTCCCGTAGAGACGGGGGTTCGGCTCACCTATAATGCAGTAGCCCGAGCGCACACTCTAGATGGGCAGGAATTAGTTGCCCCTACAAGCTCGGAGTTGTCAGAAATAAGTTTTTTAGAGAGCGTGAAAATTAACTTTGATGGAGGATTTCTTTATGGATTCGCGCTGGGTGCGAAGAAAAAGGACGGGGGATTCCCTATCGCATCAGTAGCGCCTAATAGTCCGATAGATAGAGCCGGTCTGAAGGTAGGAGACATCGTTACAAAAGTAGATGGTAGAACAGTTAAATACGATAAGCGTACAGGACTACATGACTTTCAAACGACGATCTACGAACCGAAAGAGCTTGTATTGACAGTAAAGACGGGCAAAACTGAGAAGACTTATACTGTAACCTCCGTATTTTTTGATCCCAAAACAAAACAGTTTCTATATGGAAATTAAGGTTTACGATAATCTTTTGATAACAAAATTAAAAAACCGCCCACCGTGCTGGTAACACGATGAGCGGCCGCACGTATCCCCGTAGAGATATACGCACTCCCAAGCGAAAGTATATCACACCTGCGGGGATTATTCCACATAATTTCCGGAGGTGTATTTTTTATGGCCACGAACGACCAAAAGCGTGCAGCTCTCTACATCCGCGTATCGACGGACGAGCAAGCCCGGCACGGCTACTCTCTCACTGAGCAGGAATATGACCTTAAGCAGTACGCAGAGCGGCAAGGATATAAGGCAATCGGCGTCTACGCCGACGAGGGCGTCAGTGCCCGCAAGGCACTCAGTCGTCGTAAGGGGTTGCAGCGTCTCCTCGAGGACGTAGAGGCAGACCACATCGATATCATTATATTTAAGTGTCTCGATCGCTGGTTCCGCAACATCGCGGACTATTACAAGGTGCAGGAGATCCTTGACGCGCATCATGTCGAGTGGGAATGCTCGCAGGAGTCTATGTTTAATACGACGACCACGAATGGCCGCCTTATGCTTAATCTCAAGCTCTCGATCGCGCAGCACGAGAGCGACCAGACAGGCGATCGTGTCAAATATATCCAGGAGGGACTCAAGCGCGCCGGTAAAGTCATCACCGGTCATATGCCACTCGGTTATCGTATCGGCGAGGATAAGCGGATAGCGTTAGACGAGGATACCGTGCCGATCGTACGCGAAGCGTTTGACCATTTCATAGTGCACAAAACTGTCCTTGGCACGTTTCGGATGATGCGGGCAAAATACGGATACGCCAAGACAGAGGGAGCCGTCGGCCGTATGCTCCAAAATCGCATCTACCTTGGCGAGTATTATGGGATTAAGGATTTTTGCCCGGCGCTGATCGATGCGGGTGTGTTTGCGCAGGCGCAAAAAGTGTTTGCCGGCCGTACCCGCCATCACAGCAGCGGGATGATATATTTGTTCGGCGGTCTTATCCGCTGCCCCGACTGCGGTCGGTTCCTTACGCCCCGAAATCGTACCCTCAACAATAAGATATGCACGTACTACACCTGCCGCGATCACACGCATGGGAGGGAGTGCCCGCATAAAACGTACTGGCGGGAGGACAAAGTCGAGATCGATCTGCTCACGTCACTCGGCGAGGAGCTGGAAAAATACCTCGCGGACATTAAAAAAGTCACCCGGAAGAGTGACAATACGAAATCCGGCGAAACTGTTGCAGAGCTTAGAGCAAAGCAATCCCGTCTCAAGGAGCTGTATATTGCGGGACTGATAGACCGCAGCGAATTTGACGTAAGACATGCTGACCTTGATGCGCAGATCGCGGCGCTACGACCACGGCCGGATGTAAGCATCGCATACCTCGAAACAGTCGCTGCGAGCGATTTTGCCGAACGATATTTGAAGCTGGATAAAAAGGCGCGAAAGATATTCTGGTCACGCATCCTTGACCAAGTGCAGCTTACCACCGGCGCGCCGAGGCCCGTATTTCGTGCGTTCTAGGTGTCGCACTAAGATGCGTTGCACGCACATGGCGCAGATTAGTGCGACAGGTATGCGCACAAAAATAGGCCCTGAGATTGATTTCTCAGGGCCTATCATGCACATAAAAATAACCGGGGTGCCGTGTTATACTGCACTCCGGTTATTGTGTTTTACTTATCCTTGGCTAACCTCTCGTTGACCGCCTCCATAATGAAGGCAGTCATAGATTTCCCTGCCCTTTCGGCGGCCGCCTTGATTACGTCCTTTGTCCCCTTTGGGACCTGCATCTTCAATTGTTCGTAGTTTTCCCGGTTATACTCCCGGGTACGTTTAATCTTATTTTCTACCCATCCCATGTAACCCCTCCATTCGAATTGATGTCATCATTATAGTATAGATTCGGAACAAAGAAAAGGAGGAGGTGTTGCCTCCTCCGTGATTTTCAGATGTACTCAGCCTTTTCGCTTGTGGGCATATCCCCTACCACAAAGAAGTCTGCGATATCATCCCAGTCACACGCGCAGCTCTCGTCCGCGTATTCGGGGTCATATTCCTCTTCGGGAAGAATCTCCCAGTGGAGCTCGTAGACGGGGATATAGCCGTCCTCATCCGGAGCGTCGTCCGGGCAGAACGCCGAGGCGGCGTAATACCCATTCCCCGTACCCGTGAGGTACGGATCCTGCATAGCGACGAAAGCTTTACCGTTATTGCTCTTATACATTTCCATTTTTACTTCCTCCCTTAACTCCTTGGGCTTTGCGCCCCGACCTTTATCTTGATTATATTGTACCATTGCAATAGTGCTATGTCAATAGTTTATTTTAGATTTTCTCAAAAAATTTCTAGGCAAAGAAAAAAAGCAGAGACCTTTTACAGGTTCTCCGCTTTTTTCCGTCTTTTTGTAAGACCTCGTGGATTATGTCCAAACACAAGCTTCAATCCGCTCGCCAGAGGCGAGACATTGGTTGTACTCAACCAATCCCCCATCTAGATGGGGTGCTTATATTATAATCAGATGTGTCTATTTTGTCAATCAAAAATAAGCCCCAGAGCCGAAGCCCCGGGGCAATGAGTACACCTATGTTGTTACGCCTTGACCGTCGGCGCGAGCGACTTGTCCAGCACAAGCTTAACAAGCCATACGCCGCCCTGCATAACGGTCGGCAGCACGATCGCATCGCGCCAATAGAGCCATCCTGTCTCACTCTTGGACTGCTCCTTGACCTGCGTGACAAACTTATCGACCGCCTGCTCGATCGCGGGCAAGCACTCGCTGAGGATAGCGCGTGTAATACGCTGCTTGACCTCCTCGGTCACCTGATCGACGCTGATCTCCTTGACGATTGCGTCTCTGATGTCTGTCCACTTACTCATGATGTTTTCTCCTTTCACGGCGTTCCGCCGTTGTCCTCCCAATACTGACGATACCAATTCGCCTTTCCACGCAGCACGTCGCCGCCGCGTGTGCCGTCCTCTGCCCACGGATTATACGTCGGGCTCTCGGGCGTACCGAGATACTCGAGGTCCCAGCGCTCGCATGTAGAGCGCGGTCCGTAGGGATCGTGCGCATACACGCCGTCTTCGTTGTCCGCCGCCTCGCCGTGCGTCAGGACACGCTGCTTGTCGATGGTCAGCCAGAGCCCATTGCAGAGCGCGGCGATGGCCTGCGCCATCCCCTCAATCTGCTGTGGTGTTGGCGACTCTTGCCCAAGGTAGCCGGTCGTTGCGCCGAGGCACCCGAGGATTGCAAGGCTGACGCTCCCGCTGTTGCGCCGCCATGTCGCGGCCAGCACATCATCCAGCTCGCCATCGCCGATGACGTAGATCTCGCCGTCCTTGTCGATCTGGACATGGTAATCATCCCAAAACTGCCCATAGCGCCCTGCCGACCAGTGCAGATACACCTTGGTCTCGCGACCAACATATTCTGCGGCCGCTTGGATGTTTTCGCGGTACCGCCCCGCAAGTGCTTCAAGCTCGGCAGGTGTTACGCGGCGCATGGCCGACTTACTCAATACATGACTCATTACTTCGCTCCTTTCTTTGATATGACAGACCGCCCGAGAAATCCAATCAACCCCGATGTGACGTTGCTGGATAGCTCAGGCGTCCCATAAAAAACGGACAGGACTGCCACAACGACAAGTCCTGTCCCGACCATCCAATCTACCGGAGGCAGTCGCTCCTGTTTCAGCATATAAGTTAATCTCCTTTCTTGCCGAGGCCACCGCGTCTCTTGACAAGCGTTACAAGTCCCTCGGCCTCCTCGACCCCCGAGTGCTGCATGTTTTCGAGGATCGAAATAAACTCCGTCATCGCGAGATATCCGATTGTGAGATTCGCCGCGAACGCTGGCAGATGCGCACTCATCAGCAAAAAATCCAACACAAGGGAGGACGTAACTACGCCGATGTAGGTCAATATCTTATGCGCAAAACGGTTGCGCATCTCCTCGCTGCGGATATATCCAAGCCGCCGGGCTGACCGGATACCCCAGAGCGCTTGCCAAAGCGTCGGGGATTCCGTACCGTAGTCGATAAGACATTGGCGCGACAATGACAACCATTTTGTGATGAGATCGGCTGCGACCAACCATGCGAAAGCGACAAATATTTGCGCGTGCTCCTGCACGGTGATTGATACGATGCAGGATATGGCAAGCTTGATCGCCCAATCTTCCTGCAAGCGCTGCAATACCTGCATCATAATATCCACGCTCCTTAGCTCCTTTCCGAGCACTGAAAAGGCGCACACCGCTCTGATACGCGCCTTAGGTGATTACTTCTCCTTTTTCTTTGGCGTGTCCGTGTCTTTCCGGACTTCGATCACAACGTGATCGCCGTAGGTGATTTCGTCCGCCTCTGCCTGATCCTTTGTCGCGAGGCTGAACATTTCGCCGGTCTCCACATTCGTAAACGTGAAGTTCGTGATTGTGCCTTCTCCCTGCGGGTAGGTGATTTTTCCGTTGACAATGTACTTTTTCAGCATTTTTGAGTCCTCCTACTCCACTTCTACCAAAAACGGCTTCCCTGTCTCAGCTTCCTGCTTCCATCCGGGTGTACAGCCGGTAACATCGAGGATCATAACACCGAGGAGCGATGCGAGACTTGCAAACTCCTGTGATAGCCCCGGGTATTGGTCCGGATTTCCCCCGCGCACGAACGGCGTCACGCATGTCGTAAATTCCACGGTGCTCGGGTCAGGGAACCAAAAGCCCGTATTGTATAGCCACTCATCCCGGCCAACACCAGCTGCATAGCAGGCGTTCTGTGAGAGCGCAACAACGGCGATCTTGCGGCCGGGGTAATGATATCTTTTCGGCGAGTTGTATATGCCCGACCCATCAAATGACAGTGCGTTTACGCTGGGGAAATAGTCAAGGATGCGCATATAGTCGTAACGGTTGTTAAAGACAACCTCCCCGCGCTCATTCTTGATGACGAACTCGCCCTTATCGAGGCCGATATGGGAGTCCTCCAGCCCATAAGCATAGAGGATCGGGGCCGTCTCCATCTCCTCCAGGTAGCTCTCCACCGTGAAGTTTTCGCCTTCCCGTGGCTTATACTGCGACGCTCCGGAAACATCATCCGGGTAATACCCTATGTGGTCAAATTCGGTATAGCCGACGTTGTCCCCCCGGAACGACTTCCCGTCTACGAGCGACTGAGACAATGACACTTTTCTTTGCCAGCAGCTCACGAAATGCGCTGTCGTTGTTTGGCTCAAATAGTCGAAAAGAGTTGCAAAGGTATAGACGATGTTCGGCATGGCCGCACCGAGCGCGAAGATGTATGGCACGGTATCGGTGGGGCTGATTGAGAATCTCGGATGCCAGCGAGGACTATTGAGCACAAGCATCGACTGGACACCATGACCCGCGTATCCGTAAAATCTTCCCGTCGTCCACAGATCGCGTGGGCGATCAAAGTGCGTACGAACAGCCCCTACGTTGACTTTGCCGCGCACTTTATTAGGTGTGGAAGGCGAACACCACGGATTTGGATACTTCCCATCCTGCGGCCACGCATAGGCCTTTCCGTTTGCATAATCGTAATACGGGAATGTGCAAATTCGGTCACCCGATTCATTTTTCTCGATATGCAGCCCGGTCAAACACCGCTGCATTTTCACCAGAGGGATTGTGCTAAGCCGATAGTTTTGATACTGATCGTCGATGACATGGGCGCCGTTGGCATTCCTGATTTCTGCATATCGCATAACTCGCCCTCCTCTCAATAGAAACCGTAGATGATCGCGCGCGGGTTTTGCGCTGCAAGATCAGCACTGTAATACGCATTCGGGAACTCCGGATCATATGCTGCATTCGGTTTGAATGGGAGTGTAACCGTAATGCCTTGGCGGTTTTCCCACGTTTCTACCTTTGTCAGCTTCTCTTCGTCCGGATTCCAGTCGGTACTCATCGCAAAAGCTCCATATCCGGAGCCATTGAAAACAAGCTGTGTCCAGATGCGGTTTTTACCAGGATTCGAGATCTCTATGCGCATGCGTTTCTTTGCCCCAAGGCTCGCAATCCCAACGACGCGGGTCACCCCGCAGCGCGTATCGAGCGTGCATGACCCCCGTGCATTGATTAGCTGTACTCCTGCCTGTGTCATTGTGTATACCTCCTCTACTCAAATATACCAATCCGAACGCGGGTCTTTTCGCCCTCGTCGAATACTTCGATGAGATTATCCGATATCTCCGTCCTCGCCCCTGTATCCTTCGTACGAAGCTTTCCGATCTTTGCCGATACAGCAGACAGGCTGTCTACTGCAAGCTTATCTGCGGTTATCGCACCTGCCTGCAGCATATGGTTTGCGATGACGTTGCCATCAATGATCGTATTTCCTGTAATATGCAGGAGACGTCCGTCGATTTTCACGCCGCCGGGAGCTACGTTGATAGCCGCTACAACATCACCTTGATTGACTTTGAGCTGCAGACCGTTGTAGATCTGCGTGATCGCGCTGTAGCCGGATTCCTGCGGATTGCCGGACAGCTTCGCAACGATGGATGATACGCTCTCCTTGGTCGTCTGCACGTCTCGCATACGTTCGGCGAGTGCCGCGTCAAGATCTTTCTCCGCGATCGACAGATTTTCGATATCGTTTTTGTCGATTTTTGCCTTGACGATTACTTCCTGCGCCGCTGACAATTCGCCGTCCCCGAAGGAGTCAAAACACGCCGCCTGCACGGTATAGACACCTGCCGCACCAACATAGGAGACAAAAGTGCCCGTTGTTTCGAGTGTCTCGTTGATGCCGCCACCTGTGATATGTACGCGCGTACCGCTCACATTTTCGGGCTTATTTTGGATGGAGACACTAAATCCTTGCAGGGTATTTGTGATCTTGATCGTCGGAGCGGCGGGCGCCGGAAAATCATAATGGATGCTCAGAGGCTCACCGTAGCCCTTTTGCGGATTGTGTCCGTAGACAAGGACAGCCCCGCTGCGCGCCGTGAGCGATACCGCAGAGCGGATATCGGCCGTCTTTGCAAGGAGGCCCGCCAGCTGACCCGTATTGCTGTTTGTGCGCACCTCATAATAATCAATGTAGGTGTTTGTAACAGCCTCCCATACGGCCGTTACAGTTCCGCCCTGCAGTCGTACTTCGCCGCTATGCGGTGCATCCGGCACAGCAACACTGCCCGCTGCGACCGTCGCGGTGATTGATACATCTGCGGTCTCTGCAGAGACAACGCCGGAGCGGTTGACCGCCCGGAGACCAAACACGTATGTCCCGGATGTCGGGATAAAATAGCTGTAGCTTGTGCCGCCGATCAGATCGACAAGCACGCTGCCCGCACCGTCAAAGAGCCGATATCCGAGAATATCTGTCTCCGGATTCGCTTTCCAGCTGAGCTGCAAGACACTGCTGTTGCCCGCGTCCTGCACAACGGAAAAGTCCTGCACTGTCGACGGCGGCGCATCCTTCGGGGCGGTGTAAACGGTCTGCGCTGCAGGTCTGCCCGCAAGGCCGAGATCGTTATAACAGGTGACGCGGACGGTGTAACTGACCGCCGCCGCAACGCCTGCGATCACAGTGCTTGTTGCGTTGCCGTCATAGATTCCCTGCGTCGTATACTCCGCTTCGGCCTCGCGCTTGTACTCGACTTTGATCTGCTTTGCCACCGCGCTGCGCGGCAGGCGCCATGACGCAGCGAGATCATAGAGCGTTGTGCCGTCCGGCAGGGTCTTAATGTCGACAACAACGAGCAGATTATTGACAGCGAGCATATCGCTCTGTGTCGTGTAGTCGATGATCGGCACGTCGCTGTTATCGTCTGCGTAGAGCTCCGGGTAGTATTCCATGCAGGTGATCTTGCGCGTCTGCTCCGTCATGCCCTTTGTAATCGAGAGGACGCGGAAGGGCTTCGCTTCCTTCGTCGCCTCGCCGAACGTATAGAGATCATCGGCGTCAATTTCTGCCGCCTGCACGAGCGTCACAACTGCGCCGTCAGCGCTCTGCACCCCGTAGGTATGGAGCACGTCGGTCTTGCTGTCACGCACCATCAGACGATACTCCTTGCCCTCTGCCATCGTGACAGAGCGATCAAGCGTCACTGCCGTGCCATCGACACTGACAACACGGCCGCCGCTCCCCCACTCCGTCACATCATGCTGGAGCAGGATCACATCGCCGATCGTGCAGGCGATCGCATCGACAAATGCATCAAATGTGCACGTCCGCAGCTCATACTTGTTCGCACGCAGGGCATGCTTGCCGTGTGCGTATGCCTGCTTGAGGTCGGTACATCCCATCAGCTCGATCTGTGTCGGCGTGGACAGGGATTCGCTTGCGTCGTAGTCGTCGCCGAACACGGGAAGCACGTCGCGCTCGTAGTTTTTCGCGGCATTCATAAACGAGATTTCTATGACATTCGCGCGCCCCTGGGTGCCCTGGAACTCCTCCTTGAAGCTGTCCTGCTTGATGTTGCCGACCGTGAAGAGCTGCGACGGCTGCGCCGCATAATCATAAACGCAAGTAAATCGTGTCCCCTGCATGATGACCTTGCCGCGCCCGACCGTCTCGGGATAGCGCAGCGCTTCCCACACCTGCATAGCGCTGTCGTAGATATAGTTAAATGTGTATCCCTTATCATCGCACTGCTCCGCCCACGCCTTGAACATATCATAGGAGAGGCGTTCTGCGGGCTCGCCGCGCACAATATAACGGCCGCCGATCTTCCGGCACTGATGCAGGATGTCATAGCATGCCCATGCAGGATTATCCGCACGCTTTTCTTCGTATGCCTTGGTGTACGGATTCCAGACGTAGAGCTTGGAGCGCTCCTGCACCCACGTCACGGCAGGATCGTTGCCGCTCAACTGCTCGGTTGCGAGTGCACGGATACCGATCAGGGCTTTGCCCGGATGCACGAAATCATCGTAGACGATCTGCGTCAGCTGCGTCCAATAGACGCGATTGACGTACCGCACGGAGTTTCCGTCTTTGCGGAGACAGCGCACACGCACCTCATAACGCCCCGGAGGCAGATTCTCAAAGCGATAAACACGATAGATTCCTTTGTTCGTCGCTTCGCGAATATCTCCGGAGTAGCCGCCGCCGAGGGCCGCGCCGTTCAGCGATTTTACCCAGGTATTGTTTTTTCGTGACAGGAATGCATCCGTCCCTGTTGCATTGCACAGAGGCAGCGGCATCCAGTCCATTTCGCTGCCGACAATGCGGCATTCTGCGGCCAGCGATACCCCCGTTGCATCCATGCCGCCCTCGTCGTTGCTGTAGTAGAGGCCGTTCGGCAGTGACACAGTGAGCTCAATGCCCGTGCAGAGATTTCCCTGCACCTCATGCGTCGCCCATCCTCCTGTAAGCTCATAGTTGAGGGGCTGGTCAGCATAGTTGTCCGCAAAATTCGGGATGATCGCCTGATCGTTCGTCCCGAGGCGGATATCGATCTGCACGTCCTTGTAGTTGTCAGCAGGATTCTCGTTGATACGGATATTGCGAATGTCCTGCAGCTCCCCCTCGCCAGCGCAGTAGAGCAGATGCAGATACTGCCGCGCCCCGTCACTGATGATGTGGCGCGAGAGCAGCACGCCGCCCGATTTCATGGTGCCGTAGGTAATGGCAAGCGGATGCCCCTGCCCCGTGAGCGTCGATGTGCCGCCCCATCCGTAGGTCGGTGACTGCGACTGATCGGCATTGCTTGTGTCAACGCGCGGACGATTGAGCCGCGATACAAGAGAGCCGCCGATCATGCCGATCGCGATGGCCGTGACCATGCGCCAGCCCATCGAGAGCCCGCCGAGGATTGCACCGCCCGCAATGCCGGCCGTTAAAAAGGACAGACCGACCGAGAGGATCATGCCGAATACCTTACCCTCGACATGTGGGACGATAACGACGCAGTCCCCATCGATGGGTACGGCGTCCGGATCGCAGAGTATGCCGTTGATCGAGTATTGCCATCGCCCCGGCTCGCAGAAATACGAGCTGAGCGGCATGCCGTCGCGGCACACAACCTCCTGCATCTCCCGCTTTGTCACGTCAAAGGGATTGCGGACGATGACGAGCTGTATCATGCCTTGCCTCCTGTATAACGATAGATTCCTACAATGCGCCGTCGATAGCGCTCCAACTGCTCGATGCAGACGCCTGCATATTCCGTCGAGTGCAGGATTTTCCCGCCGCCAAGGTAGATGCCGACGTGATCTGCTGCGCGTCCCGTGAGATTCATCGCGAGAATATCCCCCTCCTGCGGCTCCTGCACAGGAGTCCATTCGGCAAGCCCCGTATCTGACGGAGCACCGCCCATCCAATAATCGGTATAAGATCGCAGTGCAATCCCCTGCGCCGCATACCACGCAACGACGAGTTCCCAACAGGGGAGCTCTGCCCACGTCTTGCCGACGTAATCACGTGCTGTTGGACGCATAGAGACCTCCTTGCGGTATTGTCGGCTCGCCGCCGAACCGTTCGTTATTCCCCAACTCGCGGCAGCGCTTGAGTGTCTTGTTGCACTTGCTCGCGGCCCCTTTATAACCGCACTCAAGCCCCTTGAATTTGAAGGGGCAGTAGTCTTTCATCATACGCACCGGAGGGAATCTTCGAGTAAACGAAAAATCCGTCCCGAGCGTGAATGTCACCCACTCCACATCACAGCTGACGCCTGTCACAACGAAATACTCTTCTACTTCGGCGACGTCCGGAATATCCGTATGAAACACACGGATAATGACCTTGCATCCGCCGAGTCCATTGTTCTCCTCGACGTACCGTTGTATGGTCCCCGTCACGTTGGACACGGTGAGTTTGACGTTCGGTAGCTCCTTGCTGTCCTCCGTGATGTCCTCGAGTGAGAAAGGGAAGGCGGTGTATTCCTGTCCTCCGAGCGTGAGATTATCTGTATTGTTGACAAGATAGAGCGGACTGCCCGGAATCTGCGCTTCGAGCGCAAGAAGCCAGACGCCGCTTGTTGCGAGTTTGTTCTTTTCGATGATACTTGCCTGTGATAATTCGAGCATGCTATGCCTCCGTCAGCTTGATGCCGCCCTCCCAGTATCCGTGATTGGTGCACGAAAAGGAAAAATCCCCATCAAAGCGCACATTGAACACCTTGCCGGAGAAACTTCCGCCCGCGCCGACCGGATACGTCCACCGGAACGGAACGGCGCCATTGACTTCGTGGTAAAACGCCCGGAGCGCTTCATAATCCGCCTCCGGAAGTGCCGTCCATGAGAGTTCGAAGCTCATCGGTGTGCGCGTGAAACGTTTGCGGGCGATGATAACTTGATTTTCGAGCTTGCCCTTGATCGCCGTGTCCGGAATCGTCTCCTTGATCGGATAGATCGGCGGCTTGATGCTTGGAAAATCCATTTATACCGCCCCCTTGATTACGTCGCGCATGCCGTTTCGGTTCGTTGCGATCGCATCGATCATGATGGATGTCACCCACTCGGATCCGTTAAATTTCGTCTCCGCCGTGCCCGTCATACGCTCGTTCGTGTTGTTGTTCACGATGACGCGGATATTCGGTGCCGCACCCCCGCCGCTCGGGAGCGAATTAAAGATACGCCCCGGCTGCGTTGGCCGGAAAATCTCGGGGCCGCGCTCACCGACAAGGTACGTCCTGCCGGATGCGACGGGGCCGCCTGTTGCACGATAGCCTGGCACAGCCGCGTTCGCCTGTGCTGCGGGGATTCCTCCGCCGAATCCCGGGAGAATCATCGACAGCCAGCGCGTGATCATCTGGTTCATCACGAATTTCACGATGGCGTTCAGCATATTTTTAAGCATGTTGGAAAACGCATCTTGAATGCCTTTGAATCCGTCTGTGAGCACGTTTTGAAAGCCGCTTGTAAAGCCGTCGGCCATCGATGTAAAGAGCGAATCCGTCATCTCCTTCATCTGTGCGCCCGCATCCCGCAGGCGCTCATACTGCTCTTCCAGCGTTGCACGCAGTGCTTCCTGCGTTGTCTGCGGAGACTTGCGCAGCGCCTCGATGCGCTGTTGGTCGAGCTTTGCCATCTCGGCAGCCGCCCACTGTTCTACGGCGACACGAGCCTCCGCGGAGTCCTGTGTCAGGGCGACCTCCTTCAGGCGGTTCTCCTTCTCACGATTGAGTTTTGTTACACCGATCTGGTACGTCGCTTCCGCTTCTGCACGTACATCCTTGTTCACCTGCGCCCAGGTAAGCTTTGTCTCATTGCGTAGGTCTTCGTTCGCCTCGCGCCATGCCTTTGTGACCTTTTCCTTGATAACGTTGGCGTATTCGTCGAGCTTTGCACGCAGAGCCGTCGTATCGATGCCGAGCTCGGACGCCTCCTTGATCTGTGCTTGTGTTTGCTCCATCTTCTGACGGAGCGCATCCATGCCCTTCTCATAGGTCGTACCGATTTCGTTAGTGATGTCATTCGCAAGAGACGAGATGCTCTGCTGTACCTTTTCCGTAAGGCTCTTGATCTTTTCGGCGAGACGCTCTGCCTCGCGCGCCGCTTTATCCGTGGATTTATGGGCTTTTGACTTTTTGCCGCCGTCCCATGTTGATGTCCCGGTGTCTTTTTGCACCGCTGCCTTAGTGCGTTGCGGAACGATAACATCGCCGTCGGGACCGCCGCCAATTGCTGATGACCTTTCACCAAAATGTACTGCACGCCACACACGGCCGCGCTGTCGAGTCTCTTCGACAGTTCCACTTACCCAATCGGATATCCCATTGCCGATGTCCGTCGCTGCCTTGACGATAGCGAGTTCCTTGAGCGAGGATATCGCCTCGTCGACCCACGCGATAAATTCCCGTACGTATCCGGCCGCGGCCTCCATCTTCTCATAAACCCAGTCAGCGATAGCCTGGAACGTGTCCCTGAACGTATCGACAATTGGCGAGACCACAGCGTCAATCTCTGCCACGATTCCCGCGATAAACTCAATCGCGGCCGTGCAAAAGTCCGAGACAATCTCTTTCGCAGAGTTCCAGAGATCGGCAGTAATGCCATAGATATAGTCCCACGAGTCCGCAACATGAGTCTGCATCTCAAGCATAACCTCGAGGACGGTATCGAGAACGCTCGCAATGGCGCCGATCACGCTATAGGCAAAGCGCTGAATCGCTGCAAAAATAGGGATGATCGGGCGGAGCGCCGTGATCGCGATGTTCCCGACGTCCAACAGAACATCTGCAACGTTTGTCAGCGCCCATAAAATCGTGTCGGTGTTTGGCTCAATATCCAAAAAGGTCTTTTTGACGCTCTCCGCAAATGCCGAAACTTTTTGGAGCAGATCATCGGGCAGGATTCCGGCAAAGATGCTTTTCCCTCCCTGCGCATTTGCAAGCATCGTGTCCGTGATGTTCTTGATCTCAAGGAGCACATTCTTCGCGTGGTCGAAAAGAGGCAATCCGGAGAGCCCAAACGCCTGCCCGATGTTATCCTTGATGTTCGACAGTACACCCTCGAACGTCT